TAGGATACGTCATCTTGCAGCACAAATTCAAACGAATAAGCACTACCACCTCCTGCTTTCTTGTCCTCACCCGCAGAGATATATTCTTGATGAATAAGCGTCCCAAGTGTCAAACTTGATGGGTTAATCAACGATCCAACCTGTGATGCTGTGTTTCTTTCACGATTGCGATTAATTGGTACAAAGATTGTCCCACCCACCACGCTCGTGACGTTTTCATACCAAGAAATAATAGAATTTTGTGAACACGATGTTTGCAAAATAACATGGGGATTTGTTCCCACGTTTGCAGTCAACACAATATCAAGGTTTGCAGTTGCAACCAGTTGCAACGATGGTGGATACAATTTCCATACGTTAAACGCACGACCCTCATGCAGACGCAAGTGGTTAGTTTCAATGACGGGAAGTGCGTAATCAGAACCAATTGCTCTTTGTTTGTCGGTAGAGTCTTTGACCGTCAACGCAGAAAATCGTGCAACAGTTTGATCTGATTCACGTTCAACGTATACAGCGGTCATAATCTACTCAATAACCAAGAGTTATCAGGTAAGTCCTGTGCAGGTTGCTCAATGGACGCAGACCGTACAGCAGTCATAATCGCAATCTTGTATTCATTAAACGCTGTCTCTTTCTTTTGATTCGATTGTGTCAAATCTTCAGCAAGTTCAAACGCTAACTTACAAGAAAACGCTTCAACAAAGTTGGTATCCCACATTGTTGTGTCTACTGTCTGAGCAATGTATCGAACCTTTAACGGAGCAGCAAAATTAGTCAGAATTTTGCGACCCTCAAGAACGTAGTCAGCAGTCGCACCGTTGCGATAATCGTCCATGCTTGGCCCGTTATACACATCGTTGACTTGCAGCAGACGCAGGTAATCGCCTGGCACTTGATACTCGTACTCATATCCCCAGTCAGGTGTCGAGACTAACGCAGGAAGCGATGCCCTCTTGACTGAAAACGACCAGATATGTGCTCGCAGCTCGGAATCACGCACAATGTCAAACATTGAGGTAATTGCACGAGCTTGTTTATTGTCATCTCCAAAGGAAATGATGCGAGCAGCACCTAACTTAGTGAGTGCTCGATTAGCAATCTCAACTTGTGATGCCATGACTTGCTCCCTTTAAGCAGGAGGCCAGACATCTTGCAGGATGTAGTTCTCGATGTTCTTCAATGCAATCAATACCTGCTCACGAGTTGCGTTGTCAGCTAAGTCAACAGCGACCTCAACAGTCTTTGATTGAGTGCTAGAACCTTCAACGACATCAGTCTGTGGTAGACCAATATCCAATGCGTAGTAGCGTGATGCCATGTTTATCCCCAGATAGAAGTAGGGGAGCTTTCGCCCCCCCACCGTTACTCATTAAGGTGCAGAGAAATAGAGATCAACGCTCAACGTACCGGAAGCTGGAAGAGCCGCGGTTGTGTTGGTCAAGATAACGGTTTCTTGTGCAGTTAATGGAGCATCATCCACAGCAGCAACTAAGCCAAACAAAGTAGGTGCAGCAGCTGTAAACACAGCAGCAGTACGATACTTTGCAGGAGTACCTGCGATACCAATTGCGATGGTTGACGAACCAAGCGTAGCAGATGCGTTAACGATGCCATAAGCAAACGCATAGCCAGCAGGGACTTGAGCTAGGACAACGGTATCATCAATAGCTTGGGAAGCGAGTGTAATCGTCGCACGAAAACGACGAATACGACCGCCTTGTACTGCCCCGTTGCTATTGGTGACTGGAGTCGTACCAAGACCAGCTACTTCAAGTGCATAAAACTGAGCCATGATAAATCTCCTTATTCAGCACAGACGATTTCAACGACTTTGCCTTCTTCGGTGCGAGTAGCACCAAACGTACCCTTGACGTAGACTTGTGTTGCATAGCCCTTGTCAGCACGTTCAGAAATCATAGTGTTGATGTCGTTAAACATACCGAGGTGCATACCTGACTTAGCAAACGCAGCGACACGACGCTGTGAGCTGCCATTGAGAGGTAAACGCTCTGTATGGATGAAGTTAAAACCCATGAAAGCTGTGATCTTGCCATCAACAAGCACCGGACGGGTGTTGTAGTCGAGCGAGATAGCCTGAGCTTCGTTCAGCAAATCATCATGCTGCGATGCAGTAATGACACAGAACAATGGATCATTGTCGATGTCTACTTCATTTTGCATAAGGATTTTCTTTGCTTCACGCAACTTTGCAAGGTTTAGACCAGTAGGGCCAGTAGAACCAGTACCAACAACAACGTCTTGGTCTACACCAAATACTGTGTTGTCTGAACCGTTTTCACCAGTTTTAGCAGTTGCAAAGAACGCTGTAATGATCTCATCATCCATTGCACGACCGAGTGCATAAGCACCGTTCTGTGAATAAGAAGATGTAGGATCAATCAACATACGCAGCTTATCCTGATCGTCGATCAAGTCAGCCCACTCATAATCGGTGGGGAAAACCCAACGAGCATTAGCAGGTGTCGAGATCAGCGGTGTATCACCGTGACGGATAGTACGCTTCTGAGCTGTGACAGGGCCAACTTGCTCAATAGCTTTCGCAGCTTTACCTGTGTAGCTACCGACTGTGACTGTGTTACGCAGTTTAGAGCCTTTCTGTTGCAGCAACAATTGCACGTTGGTCGTGTATTGTTGTACAAAGTGAGTAGTAATGTTGAAACTCATGACGAGCCTCCCACAAAAGTTAAAAAAGAAAAGTTTTGTCGAAAGACTTGTCCAAGAATCTGGGGTCAATTCTAATCATTTAACCACCGATCAAAGTGGTGCGGTCTTTCCCGCAGGTCTGCCAGGTCGCTTGGGGGAGCGATTGTCTAGCGATTCATTATCCCCGTCTCTAAGCACAAATTTCTCGTACTCAGAAGCCCGACTTACAACCTCTTTTGGTAATAAGTCAGACCTTACAGCTAATTTTAAACATTCTAATCGGATTTGTACAAGCATTTCGATCATGACGGGTAACCAGCTCGCATTAATCGCTCGAGCTCTGTCTTGGCATCCGCATCACCACTTAGGTACTTACTAGACCATGTAGGATCACCTTTAAGCTGTCCAATTCGCACTCGTGCAGCTTCGGGTGACATACCAAACTTACCGCCACCAGAGCCGTCTACGAACGAATCTTCGCCCATTCCCTTGCCTATCTTCGCAAAGAATTGAAGCATACCCTTCGTACCCAAAGCACCTTCCATCTTGGAAAGGATGGTTTCATCCGCACCAAATTGACGAGCTGCTCTGCGTCCTGCTTCGATATTTGCATCATAATCCTTACCCCATTCCTGTTGTAATTGTTGCATTTCCATCTCAGCAGCTTGCGCTGTTTGGGTCTGTTGCGACCCAGCCATTGTCTCAGCTTGTTGATTCCACCATGCAGCTAGACCTTCAGCTTGCTTTGCGTTCAATCCCAACTCGTGAAACTTACCCGCAGCAGCTTGTGCAAACTCAGGTGGCGATCCGTCTGGCATTGCAATCTTGTACTGATCTGGTGATGTTGGTCGACCCAACTTGTCGTAAACCTGACCCCATTCCTCTGGTGCAGCGTCATCTTTCGGAATAACAAGACCGCGGCCTGACTTGTCTGCACCTAGAAACTTCTCTAGGTTAGTGTAAGACTGTATAGCATCGAGTGGACTTGCCCACCCTTTGGTTTGAACCGTACCTCGCACATCCTCTGGAAATGAATCAAACCATTGTCCTTGTGGTGCAGGTGCTTGATTCCCTGCGGGTGCAGGGTTGCCAGTATCTACTGACCCTTGTACGTTATCCATTGTTTTTCCTAATTAATGGTTCATAAAATGCGAGGAGTTTTTTCATATCCTCAATCGTTGCTTCACGCTTCATTGAGTTAGCCAAATTGCTGACCACCACAACATTGCCCTTTATATAACCCTTTTTGGGGTCAATTCTATCAACTGATGGACTGTTATTTGATTGTCTACCAATGCCTTTTACTAAAACCAAACCAAATATTGGACATTTTTCTGGTAAAGGTATGTCATGTTCATCAATATTAAATTCAATATTTTGCTTTCTTGCTCTTGCTCGAATTTGACATATCGCTTGTCTTGACCAATTTTCTTCCCATCTTTCAAGGTTACGTTTAGCTTTTTTCTCCCTGTATTCTGGGTTTTGCCACCGTTTATAGTGTGTTCCTTTTACTTTGTCAGCCAATCCATTTTGATTTTCTGCATAACGGATTCTATAAAGTTCGTTGTTCCTTTCTTTTACTTCTGGTCTTAATTTATATTCACGACCTTTTTGTTTGCGAACCTCTGCATCAGCGTATGGCATAAATCACCTTTGTTTATTTTGGTGATTTTACAATAACATACTTCCACTCAACCCACAATTATTAATCTTCATTATCATTTAAATTAACAATTGTTTTATCTTCCAAATACAAATGAGCAATTATTCGCAAGAATACTTCCCGTCTACCTTCAGCCATCGCTGTGGCAATCGGATCGACTGACCTCGAAATTGGGGACACCACCGCTGTACTAGCGTTAGCACGACAAAACTTAGCAAGGTCAGCAAGGACTGTCTGACCGTCTCCGTTCAATCCATTGTCACCAAGGAATAAACGTCGATACGCATACCGACGCTTCCTGATCTTAGCTAAAAGTCTTTCCATCAAATTGGCAACGCAGCAGGTTGTTGACCAGCAAGTGCAGCAGTCTCAGCCATAGTCTTAGCAGAGTTTGCAACGACTGGTGCAGCTTTGAGTAACTGTTCAGCTTGAGCTTGTTCAGCTTGTTGCATCTTCATGTCCTGTAACTCCGCACGACTTCGCAGAATCTTAGCAGGTACACCATTGATCTCTGACAGCTCTCGTGCAATTTCTTCTGGTTTAAAGATCATCAACACGCTAGGATCATATTGCGCTAATGGGATGACAGACTCCAATGTACGCAAGATTGCAACACCTTCCTCAGCTCGTTGTGCTCGGTTCAATGGAGACACATACTCAATCTCAATTTCACCACCACGCTCGACCATCGCTTCAGGCATCCGAGGGAGAATCCCCGCACGAGCAAGAATATCCAGCTCACGCTCGATCATCGGGCCAAGCATCTCACTTTGCTGCCTACCCATCGTAGGTGCAAGCAAAGCACCCTTCTCTTGTGCTCGCAGCATTGCTTCTGTTGCTGTCATGTTAGGTGCATCAACGAGAATTTGGAATAGGGTAATCAAGAACGCATCGTTAATAACTTTACGACGCTGCTCCATCATCTCCATACCGATGTCCACGCGAGCACCAGTCTGCAATGGTTGCACGACTTGTCGACCTTGATCGTCTACACCACCGTAGTTCAATGCGCCAGGGCGAGTGTTAAACGCTTGCAATACTCCGTCCTCTTGCAACAGCAATGGTGGATCAACAATCTTGTGAGCTGCACGAATCACCGTCTTGCTCATCTCGTTAATCATCTTGATGTCAGGTAGCACCGTCATTGCAGGTGAGCGACCATAAATCTCTTTGGGTGCTGTCACATAGCGAGAAACAGCATACGGAAATGACTGATACCCGTTCTCGGACATCATCTGTCTGCCCTCTAGTGATAAATAATAGCTAGAGTAGGGCATTCCTCTGTAGTCTCTGCGACTGCGCTTAATATCTTCGTTTGGTTTGACGCAATGTATAAACTCAAACGTCTGCTCAGGACTGCGCTCCAAACAGTTTTTCATCTTCTCAGGTAGTGCGTCATACCCAAATCGCTGCATAGCTTGTCGTGCGGTCAACTCAAACTTGCGATTGACCTTATCCACAACACCCGCATAGTTCTCAGCAAAGTAAATCTCTGACAAATGGATAGATTTGTAACGAATACCATTACCCACAATGTCATCAATGAACAGCGCACCCGTACCGAACGCACCCAGACTCATGTAATTCTCGTGAGCTTGAGACGCAAAGTTAGCTTTGGGACTGTATCGGACTTGAAACAAAATGTTTGTAACCTCATCCAGATACGCTTGGACTTCGTTATCGTCTTGCAATGCAGGATCACGACTGCTTAACTTGTGCCACTTCATTGTGCGAGGGGTCAACATTGATTCCATTGCAGCAGCAAAACGCTCAAGTGCTAGTCCAGCAGTCGCATCGAATACCTTTTCGGTACGCTTCTCGCCTGGCACTTTGTTTGTTGCTTGAAACCAATCCTGTCTGGGTAGCACACGTTCAGCGATTTCACGCCAATGTTCTTCCCAAACACCACGCTCAGACACCATCTGCTCGTGCTCTCGGATAATCTCGTCTACTCGTGAGTCCATTTTATTCCCCAAGCAACTTCTTAGTACCTGTTACGGTTGAACCCGTTGACTCACCTGCGAGCACTTGAGCACCTCCAGACCTGCGACGAACCTCGTCTTGACGCATACGACCCATAGCACGAGTATCAGCTTCTGCACCTCGTGATGGTGGAGGTGGTGGTGGTGGCGGTGGCGGTGCTTGTGGTCTGCTAGGTGATGTCATATCAACCTCCAAGGAGCTTCTTAGTAGCTGACGAAGTGGTTTCCATCTGACTCATTGTGTCAGTCAGGACTGTAGCTGCACGACCCCTGCGACGCATCGACTCATCCGACACACGACGAGACTCTTGAGCTTCGTTCATTGTCGGTGGTGGAGGAGGAGGTGGTGGTGGCAACGGTTGTTTTGGCATACTTGGTGACATAACAGTCTCCTAATTAAATACTTGATAATCGGAAATGGCATGTGCAGGACGCTGACCAACACGCTTCCCTGCTCGTCTTAATCCTTCTACAGCGTACCTAAGTGCATCAATGACATGGTTTTGCTTATCTTCTAGCACAGGTAACACTTCTCCGGTCATTTTATCCGTCTTATACGAATAAAGCGAGAGTTCGTCAATAGTGTGTTTGCAGCGAGGATGAACAATAATCTCGTAGTTTTTGAGCCATTCGATACCTTCCTCGATACTTTTCGGGCCTTTCACCGCAGCCATAATCCTTGGAAACCCGTTCTTTTTCATGTGCGATATGGTCTCTGGTCGTGCTGAATCCGCTGTAATCGGGTATCGCTCAGAGTCTGGAACAGTCATAAACAAGTCTGGAGTGTTCATAATTTCGCACCCAACCATGTACGCTTCGTACTCGACAAACAGTTTGCGACCCTCAATAAAGCACCGTACCAAGACCGTCGGATCACTAGCAAACCCCCAGTCAGCACCAAAACGCAGGGTTGCAGACGTAGGTGCAACAAACTCCTCAACCTTCCAATTCCTGAATACTCGTGCTTCGGAGTTTCCTAAGTAGTCACCCATCCAGACATGACGATACTTGTCAGGATCACGATTCCTGTCGTACTCCATTTCCTCTTTGAGCACCGACGGAAACCAAGGGTTGTCGCTATAGTTAACCTTTAGGACTGTTGCATCCTTTGGTGGCATCTCACCACGCAGAAGCTGGTCAATCGGATCAGTCTCATTCTTAGGATTCCATGAAAACCACAGCTCAGAGTCAGGTTTACGGATTGTCGGACGCAACAAGTCAAGACTGGTCTGGGACAATGACTGAGCTTCCTCGACCCACGCACGATCAAAGCCCTCAAGCGACTTAATACTGTCAGCAGTATGATTTTGCATACCCTGAAAGATAATCATCCCGTTCCCACGCTTGGACTTAATCATCACATCTTGAACTGTGAAGTAATCCTGCACCCCAAGTTCAATGATCTTGTTTTCAAGCAACCGTTTGACCGACTGGTTCAGCGTTCGCTGTATCTCTCGGACGCAAACACTAGCTTGGTTCTGGTTGCGTATGTGCTCCTCAATGAGCAGCTCTGCAAAGAAATGACTTTTACCTGATCCCCGTCCACCCCAAGCACCTTTGTATCGTGCAGGATTCAGCAATGGGACTGCCCAGCGAGGGGTTTTAATCTTCAGAACTGTCAACGATTACCCTTTTGACTTCCTGTATCTGCAATGGCCCACCATCCGAACCCGTGATCTCTTGCTTAATTGACTCTCGGTACTTGCGAGGGAATCGTGCTGCCATCGAGCGTGACCAAATTGAGGCATTAAGTTTGGCTGCGCCTTGCTCTTCGATCATGTGAGTTTGAGCAATGGTCTCCCACCAATACTGCTCGTATTCCTTAGCTTCTTCCATGGCATGCATAAATTCTTCATGCTCATCACGCCATTTATACATAACTCTAGTGGATAACCCTAATTCACAGGCAATCTGTTCGACAGACTTCCCTAGTTTTCCAAGCTCAATGACCTGATCGCAGAAAGCAGGATTGTACTTACTCGGTCTACCAACTGGGTTTGTCATTTCAATCTCTCTGTGCCAGGCTTTTCCGACTTTATTGCTCGACTTAGCATCTTTGTACCTGTGTCAGCTTTGTTGTATTCCTTAGCAACACCTGATGGGACTCCAACTTTCTTTGCAAACTTTGGATCATGAGCAGCCGCAGCCATCATTCTTGCTTGCGCTGGTGATTTGCTAGGCATAATCTCTCCTTATGTATCCTTATTGTATTCAACTGACTGAAGTAACGCAATTGCATTGTCAATTGACTCTATTCTAGACACGCTTCCGCCTCGCCAGTCATCGTGCCATTTAACCTGAGCTGGTGTCAGCTTTGCTTTGCTGTCACGTTTAATCTCAATTAAATATGTCTTTAATCTGAATCCTACAAGTAAATCAGGACAACCTTGACCCACCATTGACAGGTCTGTGACTGTCGCACCGAACGTCCTTAGCGCATGGACAATTTCTTTTTGGTTTACGTCTACCCGTTTAGCTCGCACAAAGTTTGCTCCAATAAATCCTCCTCAGTCACTCCATAACGCTCTGCAAACGCTTTCTTTCCCAAACCATGTACGCCACTATTTCCTGTGTGGTGCTCAGGACACAGCGGTATTACAGGTGAGTTATCACGCTTCATACCAAGTCTGCGGATGTGGTGCATGTGACTAGGAGTTTCCCCTAACCCCAAGTGTCTGCATAGTGAGCACCCAAGTGCTGCTAGTTTTTCGTACTGTTTGCGCTGCGTCTTGGTCATCGCTCTAAGCCTTTCTGACACCTACCGTTAAACTCACACGCTGCGGGACTCACGCAATGCTCACACTTTGGTTTGAATGTTTGCAGGTTCACTTGGTGATCTTGTCTATCTGTCGGTTGTTTGCTTGCTCGGATCGCCACGCGTCGAATCGCATCTGTGCTGAGAGCAATCTCCATTTTAATAGTTCCGCTTGTTCTGTTGCTTCCCCAATTCCCTTGCATAGTTGCTGGTACTCCTCGCTTGCGTAAGCTGCTTTCTCCTGTCCACCAATAGTTGTCTCTGTGGACTTACTCATCATAATCGCTTTCAGACTAGATTTGTATGCTTCGAGTTCAGCAAGCTGGCCCTTCGCTTTAGCATATGCGGGTGCGTTTTCCCAAATATATTCAATTGCTGGATGTGGACTGTAATCGCTCATTTATGCACCTTTATATAGATAAATTACTAAAGATTTGACTACGTTTAATTAACATTTGTTTCTTGTGTGACTTTGCACTACGTTCTTTCTGAGTGTATGCGGGTGGCTTTGGTCTATCTGGATTGCTTCCCGCTTTATAAACTGGTCTAAGGTAATACCGCCTACCGATTGCGCCACGCTCGTAACCGCAGATATAGATACGCTTGCCAAACAGTTTAGATGTACGTCTAAGCCTTGTCAGTACGCTTGCTGTGTCATCGTGCGTTAGATTTAGTTCTGTACATATTTGTATTTTGGTCATTTCGTGTTGTTTAAGCAAAATTAGGATGCGGTCTGAAGTGCTACCCCAACTTCTTTGCACTCTTTCATTAGTTTGCACATCACGCTCCAAGCATCGTCCCATTCATGTACATCGTCTGCATAACCAAGCTCTTTAGCTGCCGCCACTAGACGCTGATTAAGGTCTGTCAATCGATTAATCTCATCAATCAAGGGCTGTTGGGTTACATCAAACAAGTCTGGCTGATTCATACTGTTCTCCTTACGGGTAGCACAACAACCAAGCGTCCGTTGACTACACGCAGAGTGTGTCTGTACCAACTTGCTCCGTATCCGCTCATGTGTTTTTGCTCCTTAATTTTTCTATCACTCTATGAAAATCAGACAAGTAAACTTCATCAATCGGACTGCCAACAACTTGTGCTATTTCATCATCCGTCAGCGATACCCAAGGCTTGCTTGGTGGGGCGGTGTAAAGTTTTACACCTAACTTAAAAGCGTTACTGTCGTGCCAAGCGACTGCAATTGTTTGTTCGCTACCAATAGTTATAAGTTCTACAGCCGCAACAGGCTCTTGCTCCGGCTGTGATAACTCTTTGTATAAAGGCTCACGGTTTTCAAAAATTGACAACGCAAGCTCTAGCCCATTGAACAAACCACACATATATTGGTTGGAGTTCCATGTTCCATCCGAGCCTTGAGCAGCATGAACGTCTCGCAAATTCTTTAATTCAACAGGCTCTTGCTCCTCCTGTGCGAGTGCTTGTTTCAACCCGACAATTGCATCAAATTGTTTTTTCTGTGGATACATTGAATCTCT